AGGGCGTAAACGTGGGCGAGGTGACTCTTCAGGTGTGGTGTCTTCATTCATTGTGACACCTAACAACTTTTTAAAGCGATCTACGTAAGGCATCACCTTATTAGTAGATGTAGCTAAACCGCCATAATCTTTAGAAGGACCATCGTGGTGATACTTATATACATATGAGCGCGGCTTACCTCGGCTCTTCGCAAGCTTAATGTTATCTATGGTATGTGCTACCAGTGCTTTAGCCTGTGCGTCTACATCCCAGCGATTATCATCCGTTAGACCATAGGAATCACCAGTATTATTTACAAACTGACCTAGGCCGTGTGCAGATGTAGTACCTGCTGCAGCATCTGGATTAAACCCTGACTCGTGACGAGCAATAGCTAAAGTAAGAGCAATGTCATCTGTTGACATACCTGCATCTTCACCTGCTTTTATGATAGCTTGTATAGCTTTCTTTTGTACAGCTTCCGATGCATCGCCACCCTTACGAGAGTTACCACGTACACCACCTTCTACTAAAGGCTTGTTGTAATAGGAGTAACTAACTACGTCCTTCTTTTTATAACCTTTTGCTTTAGGTATATCAAGTACAGTTAAATTTATTTCAGGCGTGTACTCTAAATCTTCTACAGTTGAGGGTGTAGATTCCTCCACGACTTTCCCAACGGTATCATCAATAGCACTAGAAAGAGTTTCAGTATTAACAGGCGCTTGAGTATCTGCTTCAAGAGGCATCTCCATTGGGGGCATCTTAGGCTGGGTAGTGCCCATCTGCATATCAAAAGGGCTTTCACTTGTAAAAGATAAGATATCCTCGTCTGTAATAACAGGGTCAAACTTAGTATTACCTAATGTCTTAGGCTGATACATAGGAGCCTCTTCTTCACGCCCACCAAAGAGGTAAGTCATTAGACTGCCTAGTAAGCCATCCGATTCTTCCTCTTTAGCGCCGCCCATTAGACCAGAGGGTTTAATCTCTTTAGCTTTAGCCATAGATTCTAGTGCCTGAACCTGTTGTTTATATGTATCTTGGCTAGACGTAAATAAATCTGACATTTTTTAATAACCTATCTTATAATCAGCTAAAGATCCAATTAGCTATTTCAGGAGCTACAGATGCCCATACACTACCCCATCCAGACCCGCGTGTTACATTTAGATCATTTTGCATCTTAGCAAAGTCTGTCTCTTGCTGCATGGAAGCGATCATTAGTTTTAGCTGACGCTCTGCATAGCTTTCAGAGGATCGGAATGAATAGCTTATATTGTCACGCTCTAATTGTAACAAGCTATTATAAGCAGAGCTAGTGAGGTTGTTAGCTGCCTGCGCTGCATCACGGTTAGCTGCGTTTTGTGCTGCATTATCTGCTAGGGTATAAGCTTGAGCCCATTGAGCATTAGCTTGTGCCACAACAAGGGCATTGTTTGCATTGAACTGTTCACGCTGGTTACGCTGTAGTGCATTGAACTGTGCAATAGTGTTAATTTGACCTGCGTTAAACTGCGCCATGCTATTTGTTTGCTCAGCATTAAACTGCTGGATCTGGGCTTGCAGATTAGAGAAAAACTGGTTTGTTTGGTTTTCACTTGCTGAGTTAAACTGCCGTGAAGCATTCGTAGCAGCTTGATCAGACAGTAAGGCATTAGCTAGTGATTGAGCTTTAAAGATGTTGTTCTGCTGTTCATTTGACAGGTTCTGCAAATCCATCTGCAGGAACGTCTTAGCGTTATTAACCTGCGCCTGTTGACGGTTGTTTAGGTTCGTCAGGTCAAGCTGTGTTAAAGCAGCAGAGTCAGCTAGTACCTTTGCGTTTGCAGCAGATAGATTAGCTAAATCTACAGACTGAGCCATACGTGCGTTTTCTAGGGCAACCTGCTGTTCAGCAGTGAAGTTTATGTTAGCGATCTCAGAGATCTTAGCTGCATTAGCTACACGAGTTTGGAACTCCTGTGTGAACTCCAAGCCAAGAAACTTAGCACGTTGCTCTGCAGCAAGTACAGCTGCTTGTTGGCGGTTGCTCAGGTTTTGCTGTTCAAAGCGAGCAAAGGTAGCAGCATCAGCTTGTGCAATAGGTACGGCAGACTCCATAGCAGCCTGTACAATAGCCTGACCTGCCATAGACGAAGCACTAATACCACGTGCAGCCATAGTAGAAGCTGCAGCACGTAATGCACCAGCAGCCCATGCAGGAGGTGTGCCACCCTCAAAGTCTTCCATAAGACCAGCAAGCTGACCTTGGACTGTAGCATTGCTAGAAGGCTGACCTGTGGCTGCTTCAAAGCTAGTCTCTTTCTTGACACGATCCATGTCAACAGTAGAGCCTTCAATCATCTCACCTTCTTGTAGAGTACGAGTAGGTGCATTTTGAACTGTCTGAGCTTTTTCAATCTGTGCAGCTGTAAGACCCAACTGTGCTAGCTGACGAGGGTCCATAGTTTGTGCTTCTACAAGAGCCTCTGCATCAACTTTACCTGTTGCAGTCTTTAAACGATTCATAATCTCTGTTACACCAGCAGTAGCGTCCAGAGGTTCATATGTAGAAGCTGCCTTTTCTTTAGCTGCACCTACAGTCTGTGCAGAGTCAACTGTTGTAGTAGCTACATCCTCAGTTGCACCTGTTTGACCTACTTTAGTATCAACTAGACCCTCGGCTTGCTCTGCAGGAGTTGTTGTCTTTACTACAGCTTCTGTAGTATATTTACTAGGGTTAGTGATCATGTCACCTCTAAGCTGGTTAGTATCAGACTGCTGAGCTTGAGCGACCCGTGTTTGTGCTGAATTAACTTGAGCCTGAGCAGTAGTTACAGCTGATGCTAGGGACTCATCCTCTGGGTTTGCCTGAGATGCAGCCATCGCCTCTTGTAGCTTAGTCTGTGCGTCTGTAAGAGCCTGTTGCGCTGAAGCTAAGCCACCCTCATTAAAACCTTTTGATACAACACCGCCATAAGCCATGCCAATCTTTTTCTTAGCAAGCAATGTCATCTTACCTACACGTGCAGCTAGTGCAGGGTTAGCAGCTATGATAGCGCTTTGTTCATCAGACTGTTTCCCTGCTAAAGAAGGGTCAATCTTTCCTAGCTGTTCTGGGGTAAACCCTGCAAACTTCTTATTCATAATTACTGTTTCCCTACTTGCATATACACAGCTGTTGCAATAAAGCTCAGTATAGCTACGGTTGTTATTTTAATAAATGTATTCCAAATACTACGTCGAGTATCTTTCCATGTGTCTAATAGACTACGCATTTCACGCAGGTCTTCTGCAGCACTTTCATCGTGTAGACCTAGTTGATGCAACACTTCCTTGGCACCGCGTCTAGCAGCACGATCAAGCATATCCTCTAGCTCTTCTGGTGTCAAGTTAATCTCAGACATAGTAATTACTCAGGTTTGGTAGGCCATGTAATGTTGTGCGGGAAGCCATCTTGCTGTGGTACATTTAGTAACGCTGTACGATACTGCGCCCACAAAGATTGCTCTTCTGCTGTCATATCAGCCCAGCGCAAGGGGTTAGACACGATTGGGTCAACCTCTGTTAACAGCTTGTAATCACGCTCAGCACGTACTGCTTCTGCAGCTGCTGCATCCAACTCTGCTTGAGTAGGAGGTACATATGCAGCTACGTCATTTTTTTCAGACATAGCTGCTAATAACTCATCATTATTAATAGTCATGTCTGTGTCATCTGGATTTAGTGTGTAAGGAATCCAACCAAAATCTGGATGCTCAATCTCACAGTCAATCCAGCCATTAGTGTTAATATATTTAGCATTACGATAATTCATGTTAAGCGATCCTTAACCATAGAGATGAGTGTTTATAGGTGGAGAATGAGGCTTGTTTTACATGCCCCATAAGTCTCCAAGTTCCTGATCCAGTGTCACCGCGTGTAATATATACGTTACCTGCCTGAACAGCTGTGTCATAGGCACTAACTGAACTATATATTAAAGAAGACCCGCTTAATGTTGCGCCAGGAGATAGTTTAGTTGAGCCTGAGTTCATAAATGCGTAAGACCCTACAGCACCAGTTGATAGCCCTGCAGTTCCTGCACCAATTTCCGAAGCTGATGGAGTGGAACTAGGAATCTCTACAGTTGCACTGTTGATACCTGTAACATGTCCATAACCATCTAGTGTAACATCTTGGATAAAGGTAAGGCCACTATTATTAACAGAAGGCTGAGTAGATGTGTCAGCGTGAGCTATACTAATAGTCTCATTAAAGCTCTGATCTGTAGTGAAGTTGCCGCCACCAGACATGCCGCCACCAGCACTAATAGTAATAGTAGCATTATTAGCAGCACTTCCTACATCTGCAGAAGTATTAATTACAATATTTCCACTGCCATCAAATGTAGCAGAACCTGTAACATCTCCTGAAAGCTGAATAGTACGGGCTGTCTTTAGCTTAGTTGCAGTAGCTGCATTTCCAGTACAAGCTGCAGAAGATGTAGCCGTAGCAGCGTTACCACTTGTATCTTGGTTACCTGTAATGTTTACGCCAGGAAGGTTAATAGCCTGAGACCCATCAAACAGTACACCGCCAATGTTACGCCCTGTTTGTAGTTTAGTTGCCGTGCTTGCGTTACCTAGCAAAGACCCAGTAAAGTTACCTGTTACATTACCTGTAAAGCTAGCGTCTGTGCCGTTTGTACCTGCATTAAGTACTCGTGTTACTCCATCACTAGCATAGATATCTGAAGCCACTGCTACAGCTGTAACTTTGTTAAATTGTACATTAGAGGTAGTGCTTACGTCCTGCCCAATTTCAATGGTATAAATAGCACCATCTGCACTAAGAGGAGCAGTATTACTAATAGTTACACCAGTACCTGCGGTAGCTGATTCTACATAATCACCAGATGTATCTACGCCTAGTGTTACAGCACCTTCTGGCAGGGTTGTGTTTACCACAGTAGTTGCAATGCTAATATTGCCGCTACCATCTACGCCAGTAACTGTGCCTGTTACGTCACCTGTCAGGGTAATCTCACGTGCGGTAGACCATACATCTGCAGAACCTGCATTACCTGAAATATCACCGTCTAGATCGCCAATTACGTTACCTACATATAAAGCAGGAGATGCATCTGTACCTGAAGCTAGAATAACAGAAGAATCCGCATTAAGGATATTACCTTGTACGTCACCTGTTACGTCACCTGTAAAGGTAGCATCTGTACCGTCTGTTCCAGGGTCTAGCACTTGGCTAGTACCATCAGAAGCATAAAGTGCGCCTGTAACATTACCTGCAATAGGGCCAATAAAACCGCCTGTAGATGTTACTGCACCTGCTATTGTTACATCATTATTTACAACTACATCCTCAGCCGTAACAGTACCACTAAAGTTACCATCTTTAAATGGTACAATACCTGAGCCTACGTCTAGTTGTGATTCTGTCTTGGGACGGACTACAGTAGCCGTTACAACTAGATCTGCGCTGGGCCCAATGCTATTAATAGTGGCACCACCACCAGGTGAACCATCATGATTATGTCCTGTAGAAGCGTTAAACGCATCTTCTAAGGCGTTAAACTCGTTATCAATATCATCCGCATCAATAATGTTTCCATTAGCGATATTGTTATTGGTATCCTGACGTGTATAACCTGCCATGTTACTGCCTATCTTCTTGTGAAAGCTCTAGAACAGCTGTGTCTAGAGTAAAAGTTGGATTTGTTGAAAAGTCACTAATACGTATAGCTATAGTCTTACCAGACCCGATAATGTTACTTTTATAGATCTTATCAATATCGCCACCATAGGTAGCTGTGCCATAGACTGCACTAGCTGTGCCATATACAAAAACACCACTACTCACACTTGTTAGATTAATAGTAGGTGGTTGTATTGTAGTTTTATCTGTAGACTGTGCAAAGTCGTACTTTAGGTTTAGATCAATATCAAAGCTTCCTGTAGGATCTGTGTACAAAGTCAGCTTATAGAAAGTCTTTCTGATCTGAGGGTCTGTAATAGGCATGTAAGGCGACTCGTAGATAGCCTCAATAGCCTCTCCGTCAAAGCTATTACCTGTGTTCATCGTATACACGTAACCATCTTCGTTTGCAAAAGCTACGACCTCTTGGTTACCAAAGTAACGACTGTCTGCAGAATAAGCTTTGATCCCTTTAGTGGTAGACCACTGTAGCCCAGAGCCACCTTGAGAGATAAACTTTGTAGCAATCAATCCTTGTGCTGCACCCTTTTGTTCTGAGGCTGTGTAAGCAAAGATACGATACTGTGCTTTTTCACGGATAACACAAGATGCAAAAGTATTAGAGCTATTAACAAAAGTATTAGCATCCTTAAAGATAATATCAGATGCAATGTCTAGAGCAAAGTCGCCAATACGATCAGTAGCACTTAGCAAGCGAATGCCATCAGGTGCCAGATACATAATGTCACCACCAACCTCTTGAATTGTATCCCCATTGATACAACCAATACTGTCTGTGATGGGTGCCAGTCTAAAGTCTGCTGCTGTGCTACCTGTAAGTTTCTTAATAGAGTTGCTAGTAAAGATAATAAGCTGATCACGGAAGACAGCTAGACCTATGATATCGTAGCCTACGTTAATAGTACCTGCGCCATTAGCTGCACTAAAGTCATCTACAGTAGAGGGTGCAGTAAAGATAAGATCACTACCTACAGCATAGAAGGCTGTGTTTTTAAAGATAGTTACATGCAAAGCACCTACAACATCAGGACTATATGAAGAGTCTAGGTACTGAAATGTATTACCTGATGTGTTATATATAGCAGGGTAATTAACACCATCTACAAATATAACTTGATCGTCACCAGTGAAGTTATACTCTACATGGCGAACTTTACCACCATTAGTAAGTACACTTGTAGCGCCTGTCATAGATTGCCAAGCGCCACCTGTGCCGTAGTAAAACGTAGTATAGTTAGATGCATCTTTACGGGCTACTACATAACGCCCAGAAGAAATAACTTTTAGACCCAAGATAGGGCCTGTACCTGGTATGGTCTCTGAGCTAAACTTTTCGAAGCCACGGATCTTAGAGTAACCACCCTCTTTGTTGGCTTCAAAGTTTTGCAATATAGTAGCTGAACCAACAGCATTAGTACCCTGCTGCAAAGCAGAGAGGTTAGAGATTAAACCACCTCTAAACTCAATAGGGAAAGTACTCCACTGTGTAGCCATTAGAATCTAACTCTTGAGTCTCGTAAGTAATCAGTACGGTTAATGTGCAAGCTACGTAAATGCTTAATACCTTGCTCAAATTTATTAAAAGAAAGCTGTGCTGCTTGTGTATCACCACGGAACTGATATACGTAGTACATAGCACCATCAACAATAACATGACGGTACTGTTGAGGTAAATTAGGAATATCAGTAGGTCTTTCTAGATCACTATTATCTTTATAGTATTCATATACTAATTCATAATCTTTGTCAGGATTAGGGTAAAGCACAAACTCACGGCTAGGCGCACGTGCAACAAAATAAGGAGTGCTACGATTCCCTGACTCCAAGTTATACTCACTATCGGCATACTTGTCAAGATATTCCTCATAAGCAAGCACTTTTAATTTTTGAGTACTTGTATTTAGGGCAGGATCACGTTTAATACGAAAGGTGTTCATATTAATGTTTTTAGAGTCTATAGGAAAACTATAACGTGCAGTACCTGCAAGCAGCAACTCAGTCTGCTCTACGTGATTCCAAGGCCACTCAAACTCTTCTTGGTTAATATGACGAATAGATGAATTAACCGCATCCTTAGCAAAGCTGTAGTAACCTGTAGTAGTACTAAAGTTATCTTCTGTAAGCTCTACCTCATTAAGGCGGCGATTAACGTCATTAACAATGCCTATGTAGTTGTACGCCATTATTATTTCTCCTTAACGCGCAGGAAAATGGATCGCTCATACTGATACCCTGAGGCAGTATTAATACGACACACAATAGTATAGCGCTTATTTAAAGTACCTAAAGCAAACACACCCGTAACAACTGCACCACTAATAGTTTTAGCAGCAAGCTGTAGCCCTTCTACGACTTCAGCAATATCTAGTTGTACCTTAGCACCGCTATCATCTTTTACAAACAAAGTAGCAGCAACAATGCTATCGTCGCCTAAGAAGCGTGACCAATCTACGCTGTAGTCTACTGTTTCGTCTGGATCTTTATCTGGCCATTTGTAAGACATTGTAAGCCCTTATGCTGCAATATAAACTGTGGTGGATTCTGTTGTCGTACTATCTATAAGTACGTTTCTGTTTTCTGCTTCTATATAAACTACACTTGGAGGTGCATTCAAATTAGCTGACTCAATATATATTACATTAGCTTCATTATAAGAGTCAACAGCATATTCAAATAATACACCATCTGCTGTAACTTCACCAGCGTCAGTTGTTATGTCTAGGCCTGTTAAGGGGACATACACACCTTGTGTTGCTTCTACCTCAGATACAGATAGCGTAGCATCCACAGAGCCTACTGTCGCTATCGCAGTACCTTTGACTTCAATATCGCCTAGGCTTGCTACAGCATTCAGGCTAGCCAGAGTTACATTAGCATCTGCATCTATGACATCTGCAGCTACACCAAATGCGATAGAGGCACTTACAGAGCCTAGTGTTACCTCGCCTGAAACAGAAGGCAGTATCTCTTCAACGGCAGGTGCTTCGGTTGTTACACCATTTGCATTAATGTTGTGGATCTGCTCTATTGACGTATCATCAACAGTAGGTATACCTGCAGTAAATCCATCTGTTAGCAGATTTACAATAACAACAAGCTCTGGGGTATCTATAACAGGTGCTTGACCTACAAAAATACCTTCTAGCTTATGGTCAGATATAATAGATACATCATCTACAGATACAGTACCTGTAGTAACACCTTCTGCAGCTAGAACCTCATCCTGTAATATAGGAGTAGCATCTACTACAGGCTGGGCAGTCTCTACGCTTGTAGGTGTTAAGACTTGATCTTGGTCAAATGTAACAGTACCTACAACAGGGTTGCCTAGAGTAATATCACCTGTTTCTACAATGTGGTCTTGTGTAAAAATACCACTGCCTACAACAGGATCGCCTAGAGTAACAGCCTCTGCTACTACAATATGATCTTGATCAATGGTAGCATCATCTACAACAGGATCACCTAGAGTAATGCCCCCTGTTACTAGAATATGATCTTGATCAACTGAGGTATCACCTACAACAGGGTTACCTAGAGTAATGTCCCCTGTTACTAGAATATGATCTTGATCAACTGAGATATCACCTACAACAGGATTACCTAGAGTAATATCCCCTGTTACTAGAATATGATATTGATCAATGGTAGCATCATCTACAACAGGGTTACCTAGAGTAATATTCCCTGTTACTAGAATATGATCTTGATCAATGGTAACATCATCTACAACAGGATTACCCAGAATAATAGATACAGCTTCAAGCTTATCTTCTTGTAGGATAGTTGCATTATCAACAACAGGAGTACCTAGAGTAATACCTACAGCGTCAAGCTTTTCATCTTGTGTAATAGATGCAGGATCAACAACAGGATTACCTGTCAGGATGTTATTAAATGGTAGAGCTACATCAGGTACAAGATCAGGTGAACCTAGGGTAGGCGCACCTACTACAATAGATGCTTCTAGATCATGCTCTTGTGTAATGGCAACAGAGTCTACCTCAACTGCACCACTGATCAAGTCGGATGTAGTAAGGGTCTCATATTCTGCCATGTTCCCATTGCTGGGCACAGGAGCGCCTGTAACAATCGAGTTAGCAGTTAGGTCTTCATCCTGTGTAATAACAGGAGCAATAAATACAGGAGATCCAGCTGTTACGCCATCCGCTGTTAAGTCCTGATCTTGATCAAATACAGTAGAAGAAACTACAGGGGCACCAGTTGTGATATCATTTGTTGTGACACCACTATCTTCTACAAATCCTGCATCGCTAATAGAGACAGGACCAGCTGTTACTGCTACTGCAGCTAAGTCGTGATCCTGAGTAATAACAAGATCTTCAACAGTTGGTGCGTCTGTAGAAACAGAGTCTGCTACAAAAGTTTCATCCTCTGTCATGTTGACGGTTTCTACAGAAACAGCGCCAGATGAGATAGAGGATGCGGTAAGGTCTTCGTCTTGCGTAATGGAGGTAAACGCAACAGAGGGTGGGCCAGCTGCAATGTTGTTGCAGACAATAATGTGTGCCTGGCTAATAGTAGATGCAATGATCTGAGGTAGACCTGTTAATACAGAATCAACATCTAGATCTTCATTTTGTAGAGGTGCTGGTGAGCTAACTACAGGGGCACCTGTCACTACATTATCAGCAGACAGATCATGGTTCTGTGTAACTGTAGAATCTGCTACACTTGCAGATCCTGCTAGAATAGATACAGCAGATAGCTCATGTACTTGGTTAATAGTAGAGTCATCTACAGTAGGTGTGCCAGTAGCGACTGAATCACCTGCTAGCTCACGAGTAAGCTGTACTTCAGAAACAAGACCATCATCAGCCAAGGCACCTGCAGCTACAGGGCCAAAGCCTAACAAAGAGCCTGATACTATAGTTACTTCATAAGCTGTAATAGCTATAGTAGATACAGCTGGATTACCTGCTAGAACAGGATCAACACTAAATGCTACATCACGTACTAGATCAGCAGATGCGACAACAGGGTTACCAGAAAGTACAGCATCAGCGGTAAGTTTTGCATCAGTTACAGCAACAACGTCATCTACAGATGGTGTGCCTGTTACTACACTATCAGCAACTAGTTCAGCGCCTACTGTAGCGTCTGTAGTCCCAACAACAGGTGCGCCTGTTACTATATCATTAGCATCAATATCAGATACTAGGTTTTCTAGTACATCACCATCGTCTGCTAAAGGTCCAGCTGCAACAGGGCCAAAGCCTAGTAGTGAACCTGATGTAATGGTAATAGTGTATTGATCTGTAGAGGTAGTACCAATAAATGGTGTACCTGATACAACACCTGTAGCTGTAAGTAGTACTTCTACAACCTGAGAAGTAGAGCCTACCTCTGGTGTACCTGTTACTACGCTAGATGCACTTAATACATAGTCTATTGTAGCAGATGCAGACTCCACTACAGGCGAACCTGTTACTACACTATCAGCATCAGCAGGCTGTACTAGGTTTTGTACAACACTTCCATCATCAGCCAATGTTGCTGCAGCTACAGGACCAAAGCCTAGGATAGAGCCAGACGATTCAGTAACTACATACTGATCTGTAGAAGCTGTACCAATGAAAGGCGTACCTGTTACAATGGATGTAGCAACTAGATCCTGAGCTTGAGTAGTAACTGCTGAAGATACAACAGGTGACCCAGACACAACAGATGTTGCGCCTAAGTCATGCTCTTGAGCCAATGTAGAGCTTGCTACAGTGGGTGTACCAGCTATTATAGAGTCAGGTACTAGGCTAGGCACTTCCGTTAGTGTAGCGCTGCCTACAGAGGGTGTACCAGATACTACACTGGTAGCAGTCAGTTCAGACTCAACAATAAGTAAGGTATCGCCATCGTCACCCAAAGGCCCTGCTGCAACTGGAGCAAAGCCTAGGATTGACCCTGATACCTCAACAACAGTAGCCTCAGTTACTGTAGCATTAGAGATAGACGGGTTACCCGAAACAACATTATTTGCCGTAATCTCTACGACAACTTCACCATCATCAGCTAATGGTGCAAATGCTGTTGGAGAGTAACTATTCATCTATTTCTACCCGCGTGAGTTACACCAGTTTGTGATCATTTCTGCAACTTGTGCATCTGTCAATACGTTACCATCTATATCTGTCATGGGGTAACGTGAGTGAATACCCTGTTGTCGGGCAATCAGCTGTGCTACTGTAAATGATTCTACTGTATCTGGCACATAATATTTGCGATCTTTTTCGTCAGGTGTCCAGCCAATCATTGTGTAATCATCTGGGTCATGCCAGTAGCCGCCATCTTCGATCCAGTACGGGCAAATCATTCCACGTGGACCTCGGTGTAATTTATATTCAAGAAACATCAGTATCTTCCTTTTTGGGTAACAGGTTCATATAGTCAGGGTTCAAAAAGTCAGCTTTGCCAAAGATACGCTCTGCTGTCTTGTCTGCATTTTTGTAATACTTATCTGCCATCTGATCTAGAAACTCTTCTAAGTCATTAGAGTGCAGCAACTCTTTACGAGCAATACGCTCTGCTGTGTACTTAATGTAGCCTGAAACCTCTGTTAATGCTACTTGTGGATGCACACCATATTGCTGCATGTATTCAATAGTAGCAGTGGAAGCACGACTACCATCCATCAAATTGCGATACATCAGTTCAAAGCCACGACGAACATGGTGCCGCTTTTCTTCACGTTCAAATGCAGCTTCATCCCATTCGTCAATGCCAAAGTTAGCTTTGATGTTTTCATAGGCATCAATCATGGTTGCAATGTCTTTGATTGAACCATTGATCTTGTTTTCAAGTGACATAAGGCTGTGACGCTTGTGGCGCAACTTTGCTTCACTTACAGCATCGTCCCTACCTTCTAAATCCAAAATCTCCATGCGAACCTCTGCATGTGATACTTGGGCTTCAGATAAAGCCATCTTGCGTTTTTCTACTTCAGCGGTGATTTGACGTAACATGCGGTAAGGGCTGTGACCATTAAGCATTGTTAGTGTCATCATGCTTAGTGTGGTCTGTGAGTTATTACGATCAAACGCACGGGTAGCCTTGTCGATTTCTGGCAGTTTCTCCGCAACCCGTGCCGCTGCAAGCTGATTGATGTTTTCAGATGCTTCAACTGGCAAGCTGAATGTGACGGGTTTGGTTACGATGTTACTCATTTGTTTTCCTTGTTATTATTATTATTGCTAGGATGGAGAACCTGATGTTGCTGCGACACCATACACTCTTCCTTGAGTTAAGTCACCAA